ACATCGCGGCGGTTGTAGCCAGAGTTTGCTCAGTCTCATCGTCCATGAACTCGGTGCAGTCAATCATGATCACGTCGGTCGGGGGCAAGTTCATCTGAGTGCCTTTGGACAGCCGCATCTTGTGCTTCGCCGCTTTGGTGCGCCCGGTCTTGAGCCCCTCAAAAAATCCGCTGTAGTTGATCTGCTGCTTGCCGCACCATTCCTTCAAAGGCTTGGGCAACAGATACAGCTTCTTGAGGTCGTACTCATACCGCGCCACAAAGGAATTGCCCCGAGGGATTGCGTCCGGCGTAATCAAATGATCGATGCCAGTTATTGCTTTGCGTGCGTCGTCCGTTGACTTGATACGCAGCATGCTGTTGTAGTGCTCGGCCAAGTAGTCGGTGAGGATCGACTCCACGTCGGTGTTCATCTCACGCACCATGCTCTGAGCAGTCTGCATGACCTTAACTGCCCATGCCACCACGGGGCCGATCTGCCAGTCAATGAGCCCTGCCTTCCTAGCCACCAGCAACCCGGTGATGGTGCGAGACACCAGCGCAGACCAGAAGCGGTTCTCGGCGGTAAGACTAGCGGCCCGGTCAATTTTCTGCTGAGTTGTATTGGCAAGCTCCTTGATCGCCTCTAGGTTGGTCATCACGTACTGGAGGTACGGCACCCCGGCTACACCGAAGTTGTCTTTGACTGCGGTGGCGAACTCATCGGTCTCGGACTTGCTGGCGAACTCCAAACGCTCGACCCGGTGTTCCAAGATACGCTGGGCTTCGGCCTTGGGCAGCGCCTTGAACAGCGAGATACGCTCGATCATTGACGTGTTGCCCGTGGTGCCGAACATCGTCTTCCATGGCTTGCCACGTACACGCTCGACGTTGCCCTTGGGCCCCATGCGGTTGCGTTGCAGTCCGCTCGGAAGCTGATATGCAAAGTCCGACAGGTCTTGCGGTTTGGTGTTGGTCAACTCGTCCATGTAGCAGACGATGTTCTTGTACACCTCGGCCCGGTTCATCTTAGAGTTAAACGTGTCCCGCTCCTGCATCATCAGCAGATCGGGGTCACCCCAGATAGAAGCTCCTGCCAGCATGCCCGTGGTCTTGCCGAGACCCGACTCCTTGGAGTACATGTGGAACGCGGCGGCGTTGATCGGCTGAAACTCCATGAGCACTGCACCGAACGACATGCCGACCATGAACTGGTGCGGTTCCATGCCCGGGCGCTCGTAGAACTTCATCGTCTCTTTCCACCCAGCCAGCGTGCCCTTGGGTTGGAAGTACGGGAACAGCCCGACCGTTGCACCGGATGGTGCGTTGACCTCGACCCGATCCTTGTAGACCATCGTGCCACCCAGCGCAAAGGAAGTGGCGGCATCATCGACCCATCCAAACTGCCGACAGGCTTCTTCGGCCTCGGACTTAAACTGCAACTCGTTTACCCATCTCATTGTGTACTCCATCAAATCCGCTACGTTGAGGACAGCAACACCCTGCATAGCAAGGTACTTGCGGAACTCGTCCTTAGAACCCACGGCGGTCAGCGGGAGCGTGAACTCACGCACGCCATCCTTGGGCAGGTGCAATCGCATGACCAGCGACTCGCCCAACTCCACATCCTTGAGGCGGCGCACCACGTACAGATCGTTGAAGTAAATCAGCTTGTCCTTGGATGCCTCCTCGTCAACATTGCCTTCTTCATCGGTGACTTGCTTGCCCCGCTTGAACACACCACCCGTCTTACCACGAAAGAACGGCGTCGGGTACTTCGGGATCACGTACTGAATCGGCACCGCATCGGTCACGCCCAACGGCTTTTGCACAACGATGTTGTCGCCCTCTGGGGCCTCCTCGACCTCACGGCCAAGGCTGATCGGTGACTTGATCTTGTTCCAGTGCAGGCACGTCGGGCATACCCCGGGTTTGTACTCATCAAACCGTGCGCACAGGTACGGACCCTTGATGTGACTCACCTTCTCTTCGGTGGCATCGGGGTTGTAGCCCGGGTGCTTCTCAGAAATCTTGTGGACGGCTTTGCCACCATCAACGCAAAACTTCGCAATAGATAGAGCAGCACGCCACACCGGTTCAGATGCGCCAGCCTGATCGGTCACGGCGTTACCCAGTTGGGCGCAGCCTTTGCCAGCAACCGTCTTCAGCATGATGGTCTTGAAGCGGCTAATGAAACTGCCCGACAGGGCTTGCATCATCGCATCGGGTTCACTAGGCACAAACCTTTTGGGCTTGGCTAAAAAGCCATCATCCTCCCCGAGCAGGTCAGAAAAGTCGATGCAATCAATCGCGTCACCAGCCTCACCTACTAAGATCACATCAGTAGGTAACTCATCTTTGTAGTTGTGCGTACCCGGCATCCGTAACACCCGAGCAGCGTCAGCCGTCACCACAGGGTCAGCATGCAGCTTCAGCCGCTTGCATAGGGACTTGAGTCGGTCAGCAGTTGGTTGCCATGTTTCACGTGAAACGGGCGAGGTCAGCCGCCAGTACACATGGATGCCACGTCCTGAGTTGATCAGGGTGGGGCGGGGCAGACCAGCTTGTTTGCAGAACGAGCGCAGTGCAGATAGCGCCGCAGTCTGACTTGCGTATTCTTTTGACGGCCCACAATCGAGGTCGAGGAAAAAGGCTCTGAGTTGCTTTACGTTGGTTGCTTCACGAGAGCCAGCCTCGTCGAATGTGCCAAGCGCAAAGTACGCATCGTATCCCTCACTGTCCAAGTTGTTTGCCGCGTGGATGAGCGCGTCAATGGTTGGATAAAACTTCTGCACCTTGCGGCCATCGGAAATCCGATTGGCCCAAACACAGTACATCCCGTCATCTCCCAGCACCGCCTCCAAAAATGTTCTTGTATCCATAGCTGCCGTCCGTTGGGGTGAAAGGGAAGACTAAAAAGAAGGGGTGGGGAGCGACCCCACCCCCGAACTAACTCTTAGTCGTCCCAAGCGCCAACGATGTCGGACAGATCGCTCTTCTCGGCGGGTTCAGCGGCGGCTTTCTTCACCACCTTCTTCGGCTCTGCGACAGGCTCGGCTTCAACCTTCGGCACTTCCGGCTCAGCCTTCGGTGCAGACAGCGCATTCTTAGCGCCCACCGGAGCGGCAGGTGCAGAGCCACCCTCGTCACGATCCATCTGGCTCACCGTCATCGTGATAGCTTTGACGGTATCGGGGTGATCACGCAGGGTCAGCGCGGTCTTGAGTTCCGGCTCGTTCAGCGGACGAATCGGCTTGAACACCAGCTTCATCTGGCCAGCGGGATCAAAGCGCATCTCGGTCACCACGCTGATGACGTGCGTGTTGTGCGCCTTGAGGTAACGACCATAGGCTTGCAGGGGCATCTTCTGACCATCGGCGTCGCCGAACACGGAGGTAGCAGGCAGGTTGACTTGATACACGTTGTCATCCACACCGCTGTCGCTGGCCAGCGCCACAGCAACACGCTGAGCGAAGCGGCATGCGCGGCCTTCACCTTGGGCGGCAGAGCCCTTGATGTTCTGAGCGCAGTCCTTACAGAACTTGGCTTGGCGCTGATCCGCAGGCACTTGTGCATCGGGGGACTGGGTATCGCTCGACCAGCAGGTGGGCTTCATCTTCTGGCCCTTGACATATGTGCCAGCGTAGAAGGTGCGGGACACAGGGGCGGCGTTGATGACCACCACTTGCATGGCACGATCTTCAGACACACGCACTTCCTTGCCGCCAATAATCTCGCGGAACACGTTGCCTTCGATGCTGATGCGGCGGCTACCACTGGAACCGGCAATCTTGTCGGTCAGGTTATCTTCCAGACCCCTGAGCAGGGCGAGGGTAGAGGCGGACTGGTTACCAAACAGGGTCATTTCGTTCGACATGGGGTTTCCTTAAATGTCTTTATCAGGGTTGGTGAAGTCCAGTTCAAGCTGGACGGGGGCATCGGCTTCTTCGGTCGGCTCGGTTTTCTCGGGCTCGTCCTTGGGTGCAGCGGTCAGGGATTCGACCACCTTGGAAATGTTGAATCTATAGGTGGTACCCACCTTGACGTACGTTTCCTTGGCGATCAACCCTTGCCGCACCCAAGCGCGTACCGTTGAGATGGAGACCGTAAAGTGTTTAGCCAAATCTTCGATTGGCACATAGGGTTCAGGGGTGCTCATTTCTTCCTCACAGTGATGGTGTATTCGCTGTCCACGTTCAGGCCCGGGGGCAGGAGGTCGGGGTGGTCTTCCAGAAACTGCTTCATGTTGCCTTGGTGCAGGCGCTTCTCAAGCAGGTCGGGCGCGTTGTTCTCGACCACGAACTTGCCCATGGATTCCCAGTCGCTTGTCCAGTAGCGTGTTGTCACGCCCCGGTAGAACAGACCCTCAGCAGTACGCACCGACTCGACACTCTGCGACTTGCAGTAGTCGAGCAGGAAAACCTTGACCGTGGCCATCTGTTCCTTGAGCGCCTTCTCTTCGGCATCGAAAGCAGCTTTCTTCTCCGCGAGGGCGGCGTTCATCTTCAAGTACACCTTGACCAGCTTCTCAACTGGTATGGTGGTTTTGGTTTCTTCTGTCATCTCGTTGCTCCTGTCGTTGTTGGAAAGTTTATTATAGTGACGATTCCTCCTTTATTCAAGTATTTCCTTGTAAAGATCAACCATTTTCGCGTGAACGTCTATTTTCTTATCGAGTAAGTTGTAAACGTGTCTTTCCACAGCCGAGCCTACAAGCTGAACGACTGTCGATGGGTGGCGTTGGCCCGAGCGGTGCACCCGGGCGTTGGCTTGTGCATAGGTTTCCAGTGAGGAGGTCGGCCCCCACCAGACGACGGTGTTGGCGGCGGTCAGGGTTACCCCGTGCGCGGCGGCTTGGGGCTGAATCACCAGCACCCGGGGGTTGGGGTCGTTCTGAAAGGCGCGGAAGATTTCGGTGCGCTTACCCGCTGACACGTCACCGCTGATCACCTCATTGGTGTACCCGTCCTCGGTCAGCTTCTGGGACAAGATACCGATCACGTGCTTGAACGGCACGAAGATGAGCAACTTCTGGCTGGACTCGTTGATTACCTCGGTCAGCACGTTGTACCGCTTGCTGATGTCGAACTCTAGGGTTTCCCCTGCATCGGAGTACACCGCACCGCAACTGATCTGGAGGAGCTTGGACATGTTCACGGCGGCGTTGACCGATGTGATCTCCTCACCTGAGGCTTGAACCACCATCTTCTTCTTGAGCAGGTCGTAGTACTTCTGCTGCTGCTTGGTCAACTCGACGGTGCGGCTCACGTATGTCATCTCAGGCAGGTCGAGGCACTCGTCCTTGGTGTACCGGATGGCAGGTTGCAGTGCGTTGTACACAGTCTGCGTGGCGTTCTCTTTGGGTATCCAGCGGAAGTTGGTCAGCTTGACCATCACCTGATCGCGGAAGGATGTGAAGAACTTGGGCACGCCTTGGGGGTTGACCAGCTTAGCCAGCCCGTATGCATCGAGCGGGGACTGCGCCGCCGGGGTGCCCGTCATCATCCACAGCCACGTATCGACGTTGAGCAGGGAGTTGAGCACCTTCCACCGCTTGGTCTGGGCGTTCTTGTAAGCGTTGGCTTCATCGACAACAATCAGGTCAAACCCACCCCGTGCGATGTCCTCAGCAACAATCTCCACCCCGTCATAGTTGATGATGACGAACTCAGCGGGGCCGTTGATGATGGCGCGGCGTTTGTCCTTGGGGCCGTAGGCGATGTCCACGTTGCGGTGCATGGCGAACTTAAACAAGTCAGCACGCCACGCCGAATCCATGATTGACAACGGGCAGATAACCAGCACCCGGCGAATCCGCTTAGACCGCATCAGGTAGTCAGCGGCCCAGATCACGGAGCCCGTCTTACCCGTGCCCTGCTCGTTGAGGCAGAAGGCTCGGCGGTTCATCGTGAGAAACGCGGCGGTGGTTCTCTGGTGGTCGAAGGGTCTGTACTGTCCGGGCCAGTCGTAGCGACCCATGATCGGAGAGGGGACGTTCTTGATCCGCAGATTGCGCAGTACCTGCGCCTCATCCAAGCCCCAGTGCACAACAACGCGGTTCCCCGAAAGCTCCTTGCTCTTAGGGATGACGGTCGTAATCTGCTGAGGGTTGCGTACCTTCAGCAGGAGTGCCTTGTTGTCTATGATTTCCATCGTTTCTCCGCAGACGGCCTGACGGCACGAAGTGGGTCTCCACTCGTGCTCGTCGCTGTCGAATTTTTAATGTACCGCTATGCGCGGTGTCGGTCAAGAGGGTTTCTTACCACCCGGCTCACGCACGCTATGACCATTGCGGGCGCGGTTCTTGGCAGGAGTCAATAGGCGTAAACCCGTTTTGTTTGACCCGCCTTTGGATAGCATCTTCACGTGGTCAATGTCTTTGCCCTCGCGCTTGTCGGCCTTGCCGTTGCCGTTGTTGTCGGCCCCGGTCTTGTCCATGGCACGACGTGCACGCTGGCGCTCCATGCGTTCGTCTAGTTCGCCCCGTTCCTTCTGCTTCTG